CGATCCTCCGCGTCACTTCGCCAGTCTCGGGATCGACCCTTGTGTAGTGGCGTGCCGCTTTCGACCCATGAATCTTTTTCAACGTGTAGCGCGCGCAATATGCTGCGGATTCCGGCGTCACTGCCCCTATAGTCGAGAAGCCAAGGGGCCAGAGTTTTTGCAGCGCATCGGAAGTCCATAGCTGATTCCCGTTCTGAACCGAGTGGAGTTTTTTATCCTGAAAGTCTATGCCCATCACAATGACGTGATAGTGCGGACGCTGAAGCTGCTCGCCGTATTCGCCACAGGCGAAGTACTCAATGCGATGGCCTGGAGTGTCGCGCTCGACCTGACGTCGAAGACGTTTCAGGAATTTTTGTAGGTGACACTTGTTAAGACTGCCGTCCCACGGCAGATTTTTTTCATCGTACGTGAGCGTCAGGAAGCAACTGACCTCGCGCGTTTGCGCGTGATGCGTGATCCGCACCGCCCATTGACGCGACCGCTCCAGCTTGCACCCGACGCAACGTCCGCAGGGGACGCGCACGGGGTCAAGGATCTTGCTTGACCGGGAGAACACCCAAGCAGGTTTCCCGGACTCCCCCACCGAGGTCGTCATGTACCCCGGTAGGGGGTGGTAGCACGGCACCGGCTAAAGCCGGATTCCGCCGCGCATGGGATTCGTCGCGAAGTTCTTTTTGTGGTGCCTGACAGCGTTCCGAGTGAAGTTGCTGCGGCTGTTGGACCGAGACATTTTGGACCTGAACATGGCTACCTCCGTTTTGAGTGATGAAAAAGAGCAGTAAGGCTTTGATTAACATGGGCCGTGTCACCTAGACCATATATATCAAGTATTGATATGGTCTACAAGCCTCACGGCTTGGGCTCCGCCGGCCCGGGTTTCCCCGGGGTATTAGAAGCCTCGACGTTTGACGGAGAGGCTGCTGGCTGCACGCTAGCGGCAGCCTGTGTAGGGGGGTTGCCTGAATCGGCCTGCGGCGCTCTAAGGCCCATTTCCTCCGCTTGCTGGGCATTTGCCGGGTTTTCCATAAACGCGAGGAATTCCCCGGGATCGTTGTCGAACTGCTCCCGGATTTTGCTTGGCAGGCCGAAGAACATGGAACGTGCCTCCGCCACGAGATTTTGCGCGGCATAGAAGTCCGCGCCGGACACGTCCATGTATTGACCCTTGCGCGCGCTCAGGTGATCGAGCAGGCCAGTTTTCATGTAGCGCGCCATGATCGTATTTATGTCGCACTCGGCTTTGAACGATTGCTTCGCGAGACCGGGCTCGGTGAACGTGATTGAGACTTTGCGCTTTGGACCGTAGGGATAGATGAAGGTTTTAAGAGTAGAGAGTGGAGAGAGAGTTTTGTCCTCGGGATTTCCGAGGGGTTGTTCTGATTTTTTCGTCATTTAGTTTGTCGTTTTTTTAAGAATAGTTGATGAGAGAGAGAGAGAGAGAGTTTTGAGAGTTCCGCCTACCGGCGTGTTCGCAGGGCCGATAATTCCGGCCCCGCGACCTAGTTCTGAACGTCAAAGGCAAAGATTTGATTTTTTTTTTTACTTCGAGGAAGGATACCTCTCGTCATAAGTTTTCCCGTTTACTTTCCCGGTTTTCCCGGGTCCATAGTTTTCGCTTTGCGTGAACGGGTAAGTTTTTGTTCCCTCGCTGCGCTTCGCTGATGTTCCGCCGAGAGATTGGTTAAGCTGCTCCATGTAGTGCGCGCCGGCACCGCCGAGCGCAGACTTCGCAGAATTTGTGAGCACTCCGGGAATCCCGGAGATTGCGCCGAGCGCCTGTCCGACGCTCGTAGTTCCGCCGAGCTTGCGCCCCGCGGCAATCGGGGCCGCGGGACCGCTCCAGGCCGCCGCCGTTGCTGCAGCCTCAGGCTTTTGATACGCCTTCAAGTCAGCCGCTTCCGATGCGTCGCGCGCCTGTTCCTTCAACAGCGCGGTTTGAGCTTTTATCGCATCGAGTTCCGCTGAGACTTTTCCACCGGAGACCGCTGATGAAGTAATGCCGGCCGCAACGTTTTCCGGTTTGTAAGACGCACCTGCAGGAGAAGAAGCACCCGAGCCCCCGGTCGCTGACAAGATCGGATTTAAACCAGCGGCGCGAAGATCAATGACCTCCCGCTGGTGTGCCGTGTTGGACATTCGTTCTTGGAACTCCATTTGTTTTTGCGCGGCTTTCGCCGCCGCTTTGTTAGAGGCTTTGCCTCCGAGCAATCCTGCAGCGCCACCGATAAGAGCGCCGCCGATTGCACCCCATGCGCCAGCACTGGAGCCTGCAGCGGCTCCAGTGCCGGCACCCGACCACACGTTGTCGAAGCCGGGCATGGTTAGAAGTGATCAATCAGGCCGGGAACGCCGTAGACCGGCATCGGACGCGCGCAACGGAATTGAAAGTGCGAATCGAAGATGAAGTGAGGCTCGTCCGCGACCGCGATCACGCGGTCAAGCGGCGGTCTTTCTTCGATGAACTCAGCACCGAGCACGGGCGCGGTCGCAAAGTCCTGCGACAGATGCCACGCATCAAGCGACGTCGCCGCGCTCGACCGCATCAGCCCCGTGATCTGAGAGGGCTTGTATCTATATTCCGCGTACCGCTCTTGGTACCCGAAGACGATATCGTCGTTCGCGGTGCCATCCGTGAAGATTTCCTTCTGCAGCACCGCTTGCTCGCCGATGTGCGAGAGCGCCGGCCAGTAGAAGTCGAACCGCGTTTTGCGGGACCACATCCGATTAAGACCTTGCTGATAGGTCAGGTCCGCGCGCACCGACACCATGCCGATCACGATGCAATGCTCCGTGAAAGACATCGTGAAGCCGTTGTTGCGGATCAGTGCCGTTCCCATTGCCGCCAGATTACCTTGAGGAGAACTGGCAGGGGCACCGTACGCAGATGCGGAAGTTTGCGGGATAGGCGAGATATTGACCGCCGTAGTTCCGCCGCCGAGATATTCCGGACGCTGCAGCCGCGCATCGGGCGACGTGACGCCGAAATGCGCTTTGAGAATTTCCGTGTATCGCGTACCGCCACGCGCATCCCTTTCATAAATTTTTTGAACTTGGAACGCTTGCCGGAGACTATTGATCGTCGCGGCAGTCGCCGACGCGAGATCGGCGTAAACGTTTTGCCCCGGCACCGTCATGTTGTTCAGATAGACGTTGTTGCCGAACGCATCCACCTGCAGGCTGCGTCCGTTCACGTCCGTAGTGCTACCGAACAAGATCGGATTGCCGGGACCACTGGCACCGTTCGTCACAACGACGGGCGCGGTGCCGCCGAGAGGAATTTCCACGGCTGGACCTTTTTGCGGCCACGGCAGCGCCGACGTGAAATAGTCATGGCGCTTACCGCGCCGAAGCGGGACCGTGCTGATCAGGCCGGCGTTGTCGGGACCGTCCGACACCGGCACCGGCAGCGTTTGTTGCATATTCTGATCCCGGAACCATTCGTTCCAGATCAGCCGGTACGCGCGAGCAGGCAGCGCAGAGTGCGAATAACCGGCCACCCCCGTCGGCAGACCCATGTAATCCGCGATCGAACCGATCGGATAACCGCCGGCGGGTGCCACGATCTGCGGAATCGTGAAGTCGGTCGAGTCGCCCGGATTCGTTTGCTCGCCGTTGAACTTTTCCCAGTTCGTCCACAGCAGCCGAATCGGAACGGCGAAGAAAAACGTATCCATGAACATGTTGTCCATGATCGGGAAGATCGGCGTAGCGAGCCGCGCGAATCCCGTCATGTGCAGGTTGAACGTGTCACCCGGGAGAGCCTCATCGACGAACACCGGCACGAGATAACCCGCGTCAAACGCGGTCTTGTGCCCGTGCGAGCGGTCGAATGTCGACCTCGGAATTTCCGCCTTCGGAACTTCCGAGAACGTATGCTTCATCACTGACGGATTACGATGCGTTTTCATTGCTTACCTCCTTTTTAAATTGAGCGGCCAGTCCCAAATTTTCCGGGACAGTGTTGTTAGTGAAGGCCCCATCGCTGTCGTCGAAAAGGCCGAGATAGAAAAGCGAGAAGTCGGCGGAGTGCCGCCCGATTTCAGTGGAAGGGTCATTTGCCAGCTCGCTGAATTGTCGCCGCGCAACCGCTTCGGTGATCGAGTACCACGGACGGGAGAAGATTCCCGCTTTGCTGTCGAATATCGAGTACACATGAATTTTCATTCTAGACCTCTTTTTAGTTGTTGGATTTGCGCGAGTTTCACTTGCTCCCGGACCTCCAGCCGCGCGCTGGTGTTGTCCGGGGATGCGACGGCGAATGCCCGTCGTATTTCTTTGATAGATGCCGCTTCAGCCTCAGAAAGTTGCTTGTCATAGAACCTCGGCGGTTTTTGCTTCCGACCCGCGACGACAACGAAGTCATCGGGATATACGTCAGATTTGAAGACGCTCAGCCAGCTTTTCCCAATAGGCCGCTTGAGACTCATCAGCACGAATTCCCCGATCCTCCGCGTCACTTCGCCAGTCTCGGGATCGACCCTTGTGTAGTGGCGTGCCGCTTTCGACCCATGAATCTTTTTCAACGTGTAGCGCGCGCAATATGCTGCGGATTCCGGCGTCAC